AGAGGACTTGTGCAAGACGCATACTCTAATACCGATAATTATATTCAGAAGATCCTGGGCAAGTTAAATAACGTCAAACAGAGATTAAATGGCTTTACATTCTACGGGATCGACGCTTGCAAGTTAGTGCCCGAAATTAAGAAGGGTGATTATGTGTTTTATGATCCTCCAGTTTTGCTTGGAGATTATGAGAAGATGTTCAAACCCCTGGAGGAATGCTACAGCTACCAGGAGGAGGAGTATACAGAAATGACTGAAGAGGTAAAAAAAGATCACCTGGAGTATTTCAATTCAGTCGGAGCCAAGTGTTTTTACCGAACGAACAATCCAATTCAAGCTCCAGAAGGATACGAAGAAGTCTTCAGATTTCAGTACAAGTACAACGGAAATTACTGTATTTATACCAACAGCCCTAAGAAAAAATTTGTCGGGACGTTCTCGCCACTTCAGGAAGAGGTAAGAAAGTACAAAATTATCGGAGAAGATGATGAGATAACGCTAAAGTCAAAAGTAAAGGTGATTCCAGTAAAAGGAGCTATTGCAAACCATTATAGAATGCTATGGGTAAAGAAAGCCACGATGTCAGATGCTGGTTATTCTTTTTTAATCCAGGTGGATGATAAAATAATCGGGCTGGTTACCGTTCACAATGCGATGGCATACGGTACAGACCTCATTCCTATATTTTCGGATCCTGCCTGTCCTTACTCTAAGTACCAGAGACTCAGCAGATTAATCCTGCATATTGTTTGTACCAGGTCATTCCTTGATATGTTTAATGAGAAAACCATGTGGGAGCATGAAGGATTTACAACCAGAGTCCTGTCAAACGCTCCAGTATCAATGAAGTACAGGGGACTATTTGAATTAAGCGAAAGAGTGGAAGATCCAAAGGGTGAGAACTTTAAGTATAAGTTGATTTATCAAAACAGAAAGAATATCTTTAAGAACTATAAAACCGCACTTCAGCAATGGGTGCAGAAATACGCGAGATACTCATGAATAAAAAGGTGATCGAAAAATTAAACCAGGAACTAGAGAAAAACGGCCTTTTGCCGTTGGACGTGGTGGATCCTAAGATCCTGAAGCCACAAAAGAAAAACGCTCGATATTTTTTGCCTGAGAAATTTAAGATCCTGGTTGAGAATGTTAAGAAAGAAGGTGCTCTGGAGTCCATTCCCCTGGTAATCCGCAAAGATGATAAGTACGAGATTATAAGTGGTCATCACCGAGTGGACGCGGCAAAAGAAGCGGGCTTGGATAAGATCCTAGTAATGCTACATAGGGAAGATCTCTCCAGGGATGAAGTGGTAAGTAAGCAGTTGAGTCATAACGCCCTATCAGGTCTTGACGATAAAACGATATTAGCCGAGTTATTTCAGTCGATTCGAGATGTTTCCCAGAAAATAGCTACAGAGTTAAATGACGAAGTTGGATCCGTTGATTATGAGTCCCTGAACTTCAGGGTGGGCAATTTCAAGGAGTTTACGGTCGTGTTCCTGCCTGAAGATATAGGATTGTTTGATGAAGCAATGGAAACCATTTGCAGTGAGTTGCTCGTTAAAAGTAGTACGGAGGTTAGATTAGCATCAATCGAGGGCTTTGATAAATTTGCAAAGGTTTTGAGGAAGATCAAGAAAGTGGAGAACATCAAAAGTAACGGTGTAGCTCTTATGAGATTAGTAGAATTGGCAATGGAGAAAATACAGGAAAATGGCATACAGCAAGGAGTTCAAGCTGAAGTTTCTAAAAATGCTTGAGAATAACGGAGGCAATGTAAGCGCAGTATTAAAACACGGGGAATTCAGATCCCTGGAGAGAAAGACTATTTATCTATGGAAAAATAAGGAAGAGTGGTTCGATAACGCGCTGAAAGAAGTAAGGGAATCCTGCAAGGATAATGTAGAGACCGCCCTATACAAGGAAGCCCTGGGTGGTAATGTCACAGCGCAGATATTCTACCTGAAGACTCAAGCCAAAGACCGTGGATATATTGAGAAGCAGGAAGTCGAGCATTCAGGATCTATGGATCATAAAGTTGTAAGATGGAGACCAGCGTCCGAGAAGAAGAAAACAGATTTGTAGACCAGTGGTGCAACGAACCGTTTTACTGGACGCTCGATTGTGACAAGCGTATTATTATCCATCAAGGAGGATCAGGATCAGGGAAGACTTATTCAGTCTTACAGTATCTGATTCACATCGCCGATACGATACCAGGTAAAATAATTGACATAGGGAGGCGTACATTGAAGTCTCTGAAAAGTTCTGCCTATCAGGACTATCTTATTATACTTGGGCAGAGTGGGATCGTTACAGAGGAAAATAAGACGGAATTGATTTATACTTTCCGCAATGGATCCATGATCCAGTTTTTTGGTTTGGACGATCCGCAGAAAGTCAGATCCAGGCGAAGGGATTATTTGTATTTGAACGAGATCAATGAAATATCCCTGGAGATGTGGAGGCAGTTGACCATGAGAACCAGGGAGAAGATCATAGGTGACTTTAATCCATCGGATCCGATTCACTGGGTATATGACCATGTGATGCCAAGAAAAGATTGTGAGACTTTTATAAGCACGTTCCTGCACAATGAGTTCCTGAGTGAAGGTGAAAAAGAGGAGATCTTGAGCTACAAAGATCGGGATGAAGATTATTGGAATGTATTTGGATTAGGCCAGCGAGGGGTATTTTTAAAAGGGCAGATCTTCAAAGGGTGGAAAAAGATTAGCACGTTGCCAGAAGATTATGATGATGAAGTTATTGGCCTGGACTTTGGATATTCGAACGATCCGAATGCAGTGGTAAAGATCCGCAAAAAAGGAGATGCGCTATATTTGAGACAGATCCTATACCAGAATAAATTAACGAACCCGCAGATTGCCGAGGAGATCCGTGAGGAAGTGGGAGATACGGAAGTGTTCTGCGATAATTCGGAGCCGAAAAGCATCAAAGAATTAAGGGAGCACGGGATCAATGCGAAGCCCTGCATTAAGTCAGGAATCAATGAAGGTATAAAACATTTAAAAAGTTATCGTATATTTGTTACTGAAGACAGTCCGAAGCTCTGGAATGAATTTTATTATTACCAGTGGCATCTGGATAAGAATGAGGAACCCACTGATAGGCCCAAAGATTTTATGAACCATTGCATCGATGCCATAAGGTATGGTGTTTATACGAGATACTACAGGAAGAAAAATGATTGGGTCGCATGAAACTAGCTAATAGAATCGCTTACGCATTGACGGGGCATAGGAAGTATATGGAGGAGTTCAGTGATAACGAACTCTACGAAGCCTTAAATAGAGAATTATACCGTTGGATCTTCAGGGGATCACCGCATACGATCAGTGACAATATTGAGAACTATATTACGCAAGCGTATACGTATAACTCCCTGGTATACAGTATAATAAACTATATGGCGACAACAGCCAGTTCAGTAGGCTGGAAGTTGGAGGAAAGAAAAGGGGACAAGGTTAATGAGATCTATGATCATGAGTTTCTGGATCTCTGGAAGATGCCGAACAAAGATCAGACGTGCTCAGAATTCATTGAAGCGCAGTTGATCTATAAATACGCTACAGGAAACAGCTACATTTACGCTCCGAGATTAGGAGGAGGTTTGAATAATGGAAAACTGGTGAAGATGGAGGTTATGCCGTCCCATCAGACGACGCCCATATTTGGAGACTACATGGAACCCGTGAGAGGTTATGTGCTAATGGGGAATGACTTTGACAGGGAGATTGCTGTAGAGGATGTGATGCACATTAAGTATTTGAATCCAGACGTGCAGAATCAGTCTCCAGCTATAGGGATGTCGCCACTGAAAGCATTATTGACCGTGATTACCCAGAACAACGATGCCTGGAGATCATTGGCCTCAGCGTTCCAAAATGGTGGCCCTGCGGGATTTTTCAGCCGTGAAGGATCCAACCTGGAAGGAGAGTTTACTAAAGAGCAAGGCGAGAAGTTGATCGAGAGATTAAGAAGGGAGAATACAGGGCCATCGAGAACCAACACATTAGCCGCCGTCGGTGGTAACGTGAAATACACCCAGGTCGGATTGAGTCCAGTGGATCTTAATATCCTGGAATCCATAAGGGTGTCATTTGTGCAAGTTTGTAATGCGTTCAAGTTTCCCGCCAGTTTGCTGAATTTCGATGCCGCACTTACTTACAACAATTTTACAGAAGCTCAGAAAATCTTGTGGACTACAGCCCTGAAGCAGGATCTCGAGATTATAGGTCAGAAAGTCAGTGCTTTATACTTGCCCGCATACGGCGAGAACCTTACCCTTTGCCCTGACTATTCCAGTATCGAGGTATTGCAGTCGAATAAGCGGGAGATGGTCGAATGGCTTAATATGGCCTGGTGGATCAAGGCTAACAGGAAGCAGGAACTAATGGGTGAAGACGTGGATCCAGAACTTGACAAGTATTTTATCCCTGCTGGATTAATGGAAAAGAATTTTGACGAAGAAGAGGATCCAAGTTACGAAAGTGTAGAAGAAACGCTGAGAAGACTCGAAGGTAGGATGAATGGTAATGGAGAGGGCGAGGTTCCGCCACAGTTCCAGAACCAGGAAGGAAACCAGGAAGAGGATGACGTATGAGCAACATGATAAGCTGAAGGAGCGATATTCCAGGATGGCGCAGAAGATCTTCAGAATTGCTATATGGAAACATTTTTTGAAGATGCTCGATGCGGCTGAGATGAATGGATTTTGGGGCTTGAGGCAGATCCTGCCGAGAATAGACCATAATGACATCCAGCAAGCGTTCGTTGATGTGTATCAGAAGGTAGGCGTAAATATGGCGTTTCACCAGTTCGATGAGTTAGCTGGCAAACAAAAAGCACGTATGTTCGCGGGAGACTTTGCAGCCAGGGAAGAGTGGATGAGTCAACTGGAAACCATAGCACTGTTTGAGACTATACCAGCCCAGGGAGCGATAATAACGACGAGCAACAGGATCTTCGTGGAATATGTGGATGATGCGCTCGCTAGTGGCATTGGAGTGGTAGAGGTAGCCCAGGGACTTAGATCCAGGTTTGAAACCTTGCAGACCTGGAGAGCGTGGAATATAGCAAGGACGGAGGTTTTATCAGCTATGAATTACGGTGGAGAGATAGGTGCACAGCAGACAGGATTCGATTATGTGAAGATCTGGGAGGCAGTAATGGATCAGCGAGTAAGAGACTCGCATGGAGATATGCACAGGACGAGTGTTCAGAAATTCGAGAAGTTTGCCGTGAGATCCAATAGTGGCTATGATCTTATGGAATTTCCTGGAGATCCATCGGCAAGCCCTGAGAATAGGGTGAATTGCAGATGTAGACTAACAAGAAGACGAGCTTAATTGCATTTGATAAAAAAATAAATTACTTTAGAAGAGATGATACGGTATAAAGATAACGGGTTTAAGGTGATGGATATTGATGAGAGGCACAAAAAGGTGCAGATGTACGTGAGCTCATTCAATAACCTGGACAGCGACGGTGACATAATAGTACCTGGAGCTTACAAGAAAACACTGAAGGAAAGAGGGCCACGGAGCGAGAAACCGAGGATCAAGCATCTGCGTGATCATTTTACTCTGGTAGGCAAGCCGTTGGAGATGGAGGAAGACGAGAAGGGTTTGCTGGTATTATCGCAGATTTCGAATTCTACAGCAGGGCAGGATCTTATGGAAGATTACAAGCTCGATATGTTTGAGCATTCGATCGGTTATGAGATCATTAAGTCGGAGCCAGGTAAAAATAACGCTAATATGTTGCTGGAGTTAGCCCTATGGGAATACAGTTCCGTTACGTGGGGGGCGAACTCTGAGACTCCGACGATAGGGGTTTCGAAAGGGATCCTGGACGAAGATTACCTGGAGAAGTTAAATACCAGGATGGATAAATGTGTTAAGGCATTGAGATACGGGAATTATACTGATGACCGATTTGAAGAGATCGAGCTACAGTTAAATTTCCTGAAGTCGCAATATAACGGTATAATAGATTCACTCAAGAAGCCGCATGATAGCACCGAGGAAGGTCGTGATTCAGGCACTTCAGAGCATGAGCCGAATCTTGAGGACTTAGAGAAAATATTTGATAATTTTAAATCGAAATTTCAGTAATGGAGAAAAAAGAAATGCAGGAATTTCTTGAGGGTAAACTGAAGGAACTGGATGGCATGATCGAGAAGAGAGATGAGAAGATCGAATCTTTGATCAAGGAATCCGTGACTCAGGCCGTTGAGAAATCTGAAGAAGAAGGCAAGAAGATCTCCGACAGCCTCAAGGA